AAGGAAAGGAGGCGGGAACCAGGTAGGTCTCTGATCCCACAATGTTTGCAATGAGCTCACGATGCACAACACGGGAACTGTTCTGGCTGCTGTTCATAACAGGCAGCGCAGAACGTTGTGCACTCGAATATGCCGCAGCGACCTGCACTTGCGGATTGGAGCCTCGAACCTCCTTGTTCAGACGGGAACGATTGGCGGGGACATAGGACTTTTGGACCCTATTGCCAAGAATAGAAACTCGTTGAAGTCTTCTGGCTAGCTGTTGTTCAGCTGTCAGGGATTTGCGCTTGTTGGGCTGGTTACGGCCAGCCATCCTAGATTTTCCTTCCATAGCTTTCAAAGTTGCTGCGTTAGCTAAAATTGAATATTACCTGTAAGGTATTGGATCCCGGTTACAGACCGTGACTGTTCATCTCTATATACGGCTAACTAGGCCGCTCACCCGTGCAGTCGATCGACATTCCGGGGATGTAACTATCCATGACACATTCAATTAAGAAGATGGCACTTCATCTAGGTACAAGAACCCTTAGTACGTAAATATTTACACTAGATAACACAGTATCCAGAAACGTTCTAGGTGATTTATGTATAGAGACCCAATGACAGTTTAACGTCTTGCCTAGGACGGGTAACGGGGATCGGAGGGACACAACAAGTGGAGCACATCTAACATGCACCCTAGGTGCTAGATGGACGCGGAGACCTGGTTGTACGAGAACCTTTGTACACCAGATCTTGTGAGAAGACGACTCAATTTCGTCGAAGAGGGACCAATATGAAGAACCTGTTCAGAAGCATCGGAGAATTTAATTGCCCAAGGTGAACTAAGGAGTGTATCACACTCCTGAAGTGGGAAGCCTGGAGAGACTCCTGGACCACTATAAGGGGCACTAGACCGGGACACGTACACACCGGCTATCCGACGATCCATCTCTGTGAGTTGGTAACGCCAACCCGGAGGGGGAACTATACCCATACCTCCAATGGATTCAGGTAGGAAAATATTCCTAGAGTGTTTGTAGCGTTTCACACGAGGACCTCGTGAATCTACAATGATCAAAGAACACTCTTCTTTAATGGCCTCGCCATGTTCCTTGAGAAAGGAGCCCAATAAGTGACACTGCCTGTTCTCAAGACTGCCCTTCAGCAGCGTAGGAATATTAGGTACAAGACAGTGCGAGTCCTGCTCGTCTGTCCCCCCTTGAACCTTGTGCTGGCCATAGAACAAGCCAACATTCAAGAAATCAATTTGGAAAGGCTGTTCTTTGCCTCCAATAGGGTAATGTACACAAGTACTATTAATATTCGCATACGTCTTATGCCGGTACGCCTTACCGACGGACATACGGAGTCCGACCTGTTCACCCATATCCGTGTGAACCTGCCAAAGGTGGCCAGGAGCACAATAGAGCATATCATCGCCATTGATCAGAACATGGTCGAGACGCTCCTTAACTGTCCATTTTCTCTGATGGATCCAATTAACACGGAGATAGAGACCCAGGTTTGCAAGACAAAGAATAGGAAATGACAGGACTGAACCCATTAGCTGTCCATTTCTTTGCTCACCTCGGTATTGAGGATTCCCCTTAGGATCGGGGTAATATAATGAATGAGGCCCAAGAACCTTACGGGCAACATCCTTGACAAACTCAGGAAGATCTTGAATAATGTATTCAAAGATCCGGCCACTATAAGACCATGATAGGCCATCTGTAGCAGCGGAGTAGTCAATGGAAAACCATTCATCATCCTCATCAGCCTTCTTTACCAAATCGACAAGATCTGTCGGAGAGAAGGGGCGCCCAATGAGACGGAAACAGGGCATGTCTCTCATGCAGGAATGCATGGCCTTCTGGAGGGATTTCATAGTGTAATAAGGTAAGGCCTCCCCCTTGGAGATGACCCGAACCTTCATAGGCTCAAGAACTGCCTGAATTGTACACTTGATAGGACGACTTGTGTCAATGGACACGTCCTTAAGACCCTCCCAGTCGTCCCGGCCTAAACGCCGGTACACGGGAACAACGACATTATGGCGCACCATTCGGCCATAGTGACAGGATGAAGATCCATCCGCACCAACTCATCATCATGGAGGATACATTGGTCAATTGCAGCAAGGTTCGTAAGTTCCGAGGCTGCACCTCCATCCTTCCGTTTCTGCTCAAAACAAGCAGAAGTAGAAGGAGATTTACTTGTCATATGTTCAGGAGACAAGTCTACTTTATTGACAGCTCTACGGACTTGATCAAGGACCTTAAGAAAGGCCTTATCATCAAAGATTTCCTCAACAAGGAGGGAGTCCCATAGAGTAGGATCATCAAGAGTAGAAAGAGTTTTGAAGTGCTTGTCATAAGTCGCTTCCACGATGTTGTCAGAGGCAGGAAGAGAAGATCGTTTGGCCTGAAGCCAACTATACCAAAGATGGGTATTCTTCCTATTGAAGCAAGTAAGCCTCTGTCGCATCCAACCCCGAAGAGCGCCGGTGGGCTTGAACTCCACATCCGGTGATTCGGGTGGTTGATTCCTCAAATACTTAGTGAGAGGGTAGGTCAGCATGTGTTTTGCACGTGACAACCAAACCGTCTCAAGATCAGTAGTATTGAGGTATTGAGTGACCTGTTTTGACAGGCACCCAAGGATCGTTGTCGAAGCCCCATGGTGGGCCAAGATAGTCAACAATCCATCAACCAAAGCATCAGTTCGATCAATAATTTGAACTTCTAAATCGTCGAACTCGTTTAGAAGTCCCCCTCCCACGAGGGGGCGCTGGTGCTGCAGAGATGTTTTCGTTTTAATTAATGAATTCATTTCGCTTTGTAGAATGCACTAAGACTGCAGCGTTATCACTTTTCGTATTAC